CTATTTTCGACCGCGTTTCGACTTATCCTTCTCCAGCAAGTATTTAAGGAATGTCTTCAACTGTTCCTTTTCCGCACCGCTGAGCCGCTGGAAATCGCGGGCGACCGCGTCCAGTTCGCTTTCCGCCTCGCCAAGTTCCGCGCCCTGCGACGCCGACTCGGCCTTCGCCATCATCTCCGCCACGCTCACCTTATATACTGCCGCAAGCTTCTTCAAGGTGTCGAAATGCGGTATCCCGCGCACGCCGGTCTCAAGCTGCGACAGGTAGCCGTTGGATATCTTGGCCTCGGCCTCGACGTCCAGCAGCGTGAGCCGGCGGGCCTTACGCAGTTGCTGCAGATATTTGCCGAACTCTTTTGACTTCATTTTTCGCGTTCTCCTTTTCACCAGCCCCTTCGTCAGAATTGTATACCTTTTGCATAACTTTTGCAAGAAAATAACTTATCCGCAGTTTCACAAATGCGATATAATTTGACTGTTGCAAGAATAATACTAACCCATAAAGGAGGCCTGAAAATGCGTTGCAAAGTCAGGATAAAGCCCGACGAGATACGCCGGAGGCTGGCCGAGCGCAACGAAACGCTCAAGTGGCTGACCCATAGGCTGGATATCACCAGCGGGCACATGTCGCATCTCATGCGCGGAAAGCGCAATCCCTCCCCCAAGCTGCGGCAGCGGATGATGCGCGTTCTGGAGGTCAAGAACTTCGATGAACTCTTCGCAATCGCCAAATGAGGAGAAGTCCGCTTCCGAGGGATGGACACCGGAGGCGCAGCGGCAGTTTGACACCGGGTTGCGGATACTGGCGCGGATGATAGCCGCCGACATTATAAAGAAAAGGAGCCAAGCACATGTTCCAGAAAGCTCAGAAAACACAGAGCCGTCTAAGGCTGGCGGTTGAAGGTCCGGCAGGCGCGGGCAAGACGTTCAGCTCGTTGATACTCGCCAAGTCGTTATCGCCAAAAATTGCCGTCATAGACACCGAACACGGCTCCGCAAGCCTGTATGCTGACAGGTTTGACTTCGACGTTGTGGATTTGCGGCCCCCGTACACACCGGAAGCGTATATTGAAGCCATTAAGGCCGCGCAACAGGCAGGATACGGCGTGTGCGTCATAGACAGCCTGTCCCACGAATGGACCGGCGAAGGCGGATGTCTGAGCATCGTGGACGCCCTCGGCAAAGGCTTCGCTGGCTGGAAGAACGTAACCCCGCGCCACGAGCGGCTTATCAATGCAATTTTGCAGTCCGACATGCACATCATTGCCACCATGCGCTCCAAGGCCGAGTATATGGTGGAGACCAACCTCAAAGGGCAGGCAGTTCCCAAAAAAATCGGCACCGCGCCGATACAGCGCGACAGTGTGGAATATGAGTTCACCGTCGTGTTCACGCTCAACCAGAACCACTACGCCGCAGTTTCCAAAGACCGCACCAGCCTGTTCGACGGCAAGGATTTCCCAATTACCGAGGATACCGGCAAGGCGCTTTTGAACTGGCTCGGTTCAGGCGCAAAACCAGATTCAAAACCCGCATCTGCGCCGGAGGCCAGCGAACAACTTACCGCCAAAGGCGTGCTTGAGGAAGTTAAAAGCCGCGACACCGAGAGCGGCAAGAAATACGGCCTTAAGCTGGCGGGCATCGGCAAGGTGTTCATTACGCACAGCGCTGCTGCGGCTGAACGCGCCGTCGGGTTTGTCGGCAAGGAAATCGCTGTCGCTTACAAAGAATCCGTCAGAGACGGCAAGAAGCAGTACGACATGCTCGGCTTTGAGGAATCCAAATAGGAGGAAACCATGAGGATAGATTACGAAGTGGACGAGAACGCAGGCGTATATTCCCCGCTACCGGCGGGCAAGTATCGCGTGAAGGTGCTGGAAGTTGAGGACGGATACTCAAAAGCTGGCGACCCGAAGCTCAACATGAAGCTCGCGGTCGTGGACCAGTCTGACCGCTGGGTATACCATACGCTGACCTTCATCCCGAAAGGCCAGCCGGGGCACGGGATAGCGGTGCATTCGCTCAAATGCTTCGGCTTTTCCATAGACAAAAGCCGCGTGAACTTCGACTCGGACGACATAGTCGGCAAAGAGGCGATGGCAGACCTCATCATCGAGGAGTACAACGGCAAGCGGAGCAACAAAGTTAAGGTGTTCGAGTATATCCCCGAGGCAAAACCGTTGGACCCGGACGAGGAAGCATTCTGATGGATACCCAGATATTGCCGAAGCCGGTTTACACGGTCGGCTACCGCGATTACCGTCGCCAGCATCTCTATACCGTCAACGGGATAGAGTATCCGTCCGTCACGAAAATACTCAACATCGTTGGCGGCGGCAAGACTAACGCGTTGGTGGTGTGGGCCAGACGCGCCGCGCTCAAGCTGGCCGAGTCCGAGCTTGTCGCCGAACTGACGCAAGGGCGGGCTATCACGGCGGACGTGCTTGGCCCGATACTTGCCCGCGCCGACCGGCAGCCCGATAAGATAAAAGACGAAGCCGCCGACATCGGCGGGCGCGTACATCAAGCCATCGACGATTACATCGCCGGAAAGATGCCGAAACTGGAAACTGATACCCAGCCGGGCTTCGACAACTTTATGACTTGGCTGTCGCACGAAGGGCTAGAAATAATCGCGGGCGATACCGTCGTGGCTTCCGTCAAATACGGCTACGGCGGGCGGCTGGACGCGATAGCCCGAGCCAAAGACGGACGGTTCATCATACTGGACTGGAAAACCAGCAACGCCATGAGGGATGAGTATCCCCTGCAGGTATCCGCCTACGCGCAGGCATTCGCGGAAACCTACGGCGTGCCGCTACCCGACAGCGCGTGGGTTATCCGGTTCGGCAAGACCGGCCCGGACTTTGAAACCAAGAAGGTGAATATCCCCGTCGCGCTGGATGGCTGGCTCGCGGCAATAAAGCTGTTTGACGCGATGCACGGAGGCTTATGGATAGCGTGATTGAGTTTCAAGTCATCGGCATTCCCAAACCGTGGAAGCGGCCCGTACGGTTCGCCCATGCAAGCGGCAAAATGGTGAGTTGGAGCCCGAAGGATGACTGGTTCCGGCTAATTTACGCGGAAGCGCTCAAACGCCGCCCGGTGGAGCCACTGGACGGCCCGATACGGCTGGATGCTACATTCCGGTTCCCGCGTCCCAAGCACGTCAAACAAAGCGAAGTCTATATGTTCCATCGCCCGGACAAGGACAACCTGCAGAAAGCGCTCATGGACGCGCTCACTTACGCGCGGATATGGACGGACGACAGTCGCGTTTGCGATGGGCGCGTCATGAAGGTCTACGGTGAACCTCCGGGCGTCACTATCCGGGTATCGCCAGCCGGACAGGACGGCATTCCCGTCCTCGGCACAGTCAGCTAAAGGAGAATTTATGAACTTCCCGCAACAAATCAGGGCATTAGTGGACACGCAGAGGCCGTGCCGCGCGCGGCGCGCCAGCCCGCGCAGGGTGATGTTGCTTCTCGTGGCGTATGCGCTGGCGCTGGTCGTATTCCTTCTCGCCGAAGAGAATGCATGAACCTGCAGCAGGAGGTCTGCCTCCGTATCGGGCGCAAGCGCGTGCGGACTTGGAAAGACAGTTTTAAGGAGCGCCTATGCGACTTGCCGAACACGCTCTCGCGTATCTTGCTAAGGGTTACAGCGTTATTCCGCTGCGGGTCGGGGACAAGCGTCCCGCGATAAGCTGGAGCGAATACCAGAAACGAAAACCGACGGAAGATGAAGTAAAGGGCTGGTGGGCGCAGTGGCCGGACGCCAATATTGCGCTGGTCACCGGCGCGGTGTCCGGGCTGTGGGTGCTGGATGTGGATGTAAAGGGCGGCGCAAAAGGCGGCGAATCGCTTGCCGAACTGGAACGCAAGCATGGACCGCTGCCCGCGACGCTTTCAGCCGAAACATGGTCCGGCGGCAGGCACTATTATTTCCGGTTTTCAGAGCCTGTCGGAAACAAAACCGGCGTGATGCCCGGACTGGATGTGCGAGGCGACGGCGGGTATATAGTCGCGCCACCGTCGGCTGTGTCCGGCAAAACCTATCGCTGGCTCAACGATGCGCCGATGTCGGAGGCCCCCTCATGGCTTACCACGCTTGTTAAGGCGCACAAATCAATCCCGGAGACCGATTTATCCGACGCCAGCAAGATAACTGTTAACCGCAACGCCGGGCTGTTTTCAATAGCGTTTCGGCTACGCAAAGCGGGGTTGAGCCAAGACGATATTTTAGCGACGATAGCCAAAACCAACCGCGAGCGCTGTGTGCCGCCGCTGGATAACGATGAGGTTGAGCGAATTGCCAGGTCAGCCGGGAACTATTCCGCAAGCAGCATAAACGGCCCGTATACAGACGTGTGGAACGCGGCGCTGATGCGCGAGTTGTTCGGCCCGGACTTGCGCTATTGCGCGCAGCTCGGCGGCTGGCATGTATGGGACGGCACCGTTTGGGCCAAGGACGAGGCCGGGCAGGTAATGCGGCTCGCGAAACAGACGGCGCGGCGGATGTTTACCATGGGCGAGGCCGCGCGTGACGACAAGCTGTTTACGCACGCAAAACATAGCGAATCCAAATCAAAGCTGGACGCGATGATAAAACTGGCCGAAAGCGAAGACGGCATTCCGGCCCCGGCAAGCGCTTTCGACGCGGACGGGCGCGCGTTAAACTGCGCCGACGGCACTTTGCGCCTGCCCGATAAACTCGACGAACACAGGAGGGAAGACATGCTCACGCGCAAGGTAGCGCACAAGTGGAACCCGGACGCGAAATGCCCCCGCTGGCTGCAATTTCTTAACGAGATATTTCAGGGCGACAAGGAGCTTATTTCGTTTGTCCAGCGCGCGGCTGGATATTCAATCACCGGCGAAACATCCGAGCATTGCATGTTTATCTGCTACGGCACCGGGCGCAACGGCAAAAGCACATTTCTGAAAACAATCTGGAGGATAATGGGGCCGTATGCGGCGGTTACCCCCGCGTCCACGCTGATGGAGCGCTACGACGGCAACAGCAACAACGCGTCGCAGGAGCTGGCGAAGCTCAAAGGCATACGCTTCGTGATGGCCTCCGAAGGCGAGAAAGGCCAGAAGCTGGCTGAGGCGCAGATAAAGTCCATGACCGGCGGCGAGCCGATAAGCGCGCGGTTTCTCTACAGCAAGCCATTCGAGTATGTCCCGGAATTCAAAATCTGGCTGTCCACAAACTATAAGCCGAACATCAGCGGCACAGACCAAGGCATCTGGTCGCGCATAAAGCTGATACCGTTCAACGCGTATTTCGGACCGGACAAGATGGACAAAAATCTGGATGAGAAGCTTATGACTGAAGCCGAGGGAATACTGGTCTGGCTGGCCAAGGGCGCTCAGCAGTGGTACAACGAGGGGCTTGGCATGCCTGCGGTGATGCGCGAGGTGCTGGACGAATACCGCGAGAAGTCGGACCTCGTGGGCGCGTTCATCAACGAATGCTGCGAACGGGAAAGCTCGGCGGATGAACTGGCCTGCAAACTGTCGGGCGCGGCGCAGGCGTGGGCCAAGGAGAACGGCTACAAAGGTATAAGCCGGAACCAGTTATCCGAGTACCTTGAGAAGCTCGGCATCGCAAAGAAACGCGCCACCTCAGGGCTGTATGTGGACAAGTATGTGTGGTCCGGGGTCAGGCTCAAGGCCGATATGCAGCCTAAACAGTACGGAGGCTGGTATGACAATTAACGCTATGGTCATATTCCGGGTGAATATCTTAATCGCGTGCCCGCGCGGAATATATACAGCATGCGTCGGTTTTCGCCAGTTTCGCCAAAATCGCCAAAACGAAAAACAGGGGTTTTGGCGAACATCGGCTCCTACGCACGCGAGTAATATATATTGTTCGCCAAATCGCCAATTCATCCGGGAAAGTTTTCTAAGAAAGTTCCATATCCAGAAAAGTTTCTGGAATTATTGGCGAATTGGCGAAAAACCCGAAGTTTACCAATATAAATGCGTTCGCCAAAACTCAAAAACGGCTCGCCAATTCGCCAAAGCGGGGTATGTGCTATGGAAATAGAGCGCAGGAAGCTGGTGACGGCGGCCATAGACCGGATTTCAAAGGCGTGGATACCGGGCACATATAAAATCGCGGAGCAGCATGACGCCAAGCTGTTCAAGGCGATATGCGATTGCGAGAACCGGCTCAACGCGATATGGCTGGCGTGCCGGAGCAACAACGCCACGATGCGCCAGTTTACAAACGAGTTGGAGCATTGGGAGGCGTTGCACAAAACCGCGATAGAACTGGCGGCGAAACATAAACTTGAAGGTGACACGCCGATGCTGTTCAACGATTTTCCGGGGCAGAAGATATGAGCATGAATCCCAAACGCGACGCGCGGATAATAGCATTGTTGCGACGCGGGCTTATGCCGAAAGAGGTCGCGTTCAAACTGAAGTTGAAATCGGTCGGGGTGGTTTATGAGGTTGTCCGCAGAGGTCATTTTAACATCTATGTTTTACGACGAGAAAGACGCTTGCAAGAATGTAGCCAAAGTTTAGCGCGTGACAAGCGGAAAGCGGTGCGGTAAACTATCAGTGTCGAGGTATACGCCGGGAGAATTATGGCGTGTGCCTCGATTTATTTTTGTGACGGATTTGCGTATACCTCGACAATATACGCCCTGCTCTGCGTCCTGAAAAACGGACGCAGGGCTTCATTTTTTGGCGGCGGCGCGGATACGCGCATCGTGAACGAACCGGTCCGCGTGCAGACCGCCATCCTTTTGCGCCCGAAGCAGGGTAATACCAAACACAGGCATCAAGCCGCTGACCCAACGAGAGGGCGCAATCTTTTCGCCGGAGGGATATATGCTTAAGCCCGAATATATCCCCGTCGGCAAAATCAAACCCAATCCGCAGAATCCGCGCGTCATAAAGGACGAAGCGTTCAAGCGTTTGTGCGCCAGCCTGAAAGAGGACCCGGCCTACTTCGAGGCTAGGCCGGTCCTCTGCAACAAAGACATGGTGATATTCGCGGGTAATCAGCGTTACCGTGCTGCCGTAGAAATCGGCATGAAGGAAGTGCCGGTTATCGTCATGGATAATCCTGAACTGGAAGCCAAGCGCATGCTCCGAGATAACATCTCGGCGGGCGACTGGGATATGGATATACTCGCCAACGACTTTGACGCGGATTTTCTGCGCGAAGTCGGGTTCTCTAACGATGAACTCGGCGAAATGGGACAGGGTGACGCACTGCTGGACGAGGACAAACTGGACGAAGTTCCGGAGAAACCGGAGACCGCCATCACCAAGCCCGGCGACCTGTGGCTGCTTGGCGACCACCGCGTTCTTTGCGGCGATTCAACAGGCGAGTCTGCCATCAATCGCCTGATGGACGGTGCCAAGGCCGACATGATATTCACCGACCCGCCGTATGGTATTGCCTATGTGGGTAAAACCAAAAAGCGCCTGACCATACAAAATGACGCGATGTCCGACGAGGATTTCAGCGCGTTCCTCGGCAAGGCGTTCGGGGCCATGCGTAATGCCTGCGACGGCGGAACACCCTATTACATCTGCTACGCAGACGGCAAGACTATGTTGTTCCGTCAGGCCTTACTGGACAGCGGGTTTGAGGTCAAACAGACCGTCATCTGGGCCAAGCAGAGTTTTGTCCTAGGCAGGCAGGACTATCAGTGGCAGCACGAACCCATACTTTACGGCTGGGCGGCAGGCGCAAGCCACAAATGGTACGGCGGACGTGCTGAAACTACGGTCTGGGAAATCGACCGTCCCACGCGTAGCGAAGAACACCCGACCATGAAGCCTGTGGAACTGTGCGCCCGCGCGATACGCAATAGCAGCCGCAAGGGCGACGTGGTGCTGGACCTGTTCGGCGGGTCAGGCAGCACGCTTATAGCCTGCGAACATACTGGCCGGAAAGCCTGCCTCTGTGAAATAGACCCAATTTACTGTGACGTGATAGTTCAAAGGTGGTCCAAGGCCACCGGCAAGGAGGGTAATCGTGTCAACACAAACGATGATAAAACGCGATAACCCGACATCAGCTTCACGCAAAGGGGAAAAAGGCGGAAACAGGAAAAAGCAGACGTTCAAAATCTGCGATTGCTGCGGAAAGGAGTTCGGACCTGTAGACCATTTGGTGCGACGCTTCTGCTCTTATGCATGCAAAGTAAAAGCGCAAACAACTGGTCGCAAAGTATTTCGCAGGACAATAGCGAAAGCAAGAGCCGCGCAATCGCTCGTTCGACATCACATTCTTGCCGGGCACATTATCAGACCGGAGAAATGCGAGGAGTGCGGGAAACATGGGCGTATTGAGGCCGCGCATTACGACTACGACAAGCCGTTGGAAGTGCGCTGGCTTTGCAGGTCTTGCCATGTCAAATGGGATAAAGCGGAGCCCAAACATGCAACGGTCATCTGCCAATTCCCGATTGTGGAGGGTAATAAACCATTTTATGCCGAAGAAACCATTATCGCCGTGCCTGTGGCCCGGTTGCAGCAAGATATCGGAGCCCAACAGCAGATATTGCACTGACCACAAGGCGACGGCTGACAAGGCGGAGCGGGACAGGCGCGGCACGTCAACGCAACGGGGTTATGGCGCACGCTGGCAGAGGTTGCGGTTACTTATTTTAGCGCGGGACCCTGTATGCAGGTATCCGGGCTGCGGGCAGTTATCAACGGACGTGGACCATATCGTTAGCAAGGCAAAGGGCGGCTCCGATGAAGAAAACAATTTGCAGGGGCTGTGCCACGAACACCATAGCCTCAAGACGGCGCAGAAAGACGGTGGATTCGGTCGATACAGGCCATAGGCCTATGAAATCCTCCCAGCCTTTCGGTTATAGACCGATGCGCGGCTACGCGTAAACGCGTCCATAATTCGCATAGGGGGGTAGGCAAGGAAAATATGCGCGGAAGAAAGCCGATACCGACGGAGATTAAGCGGAAAAAGGGCACTTTGAAGCGGTGCAGGACGAACCCTGCCGAACCCAAGCCCGGACCCGCCAACAGCGAACCGCCGGAATTCATGGACGATGAGGCCAAAGCCAAATGGCGTGAGCTGTTCCCGGAGCTTGCCGCGCTGGGCGTTATCAGCTCCATAGACCGCGACCTGTTCATGCTTTATTGCTCGGCGTATTCCAACTGGAAGCGGGCGAACGATGTCATCAAGACCAATAAGCAGGTTTATAAAACGCCCAACGGCGCATATCAGCAAATCCCGCATGTTTCCATAGCGCGGGGATGGATGCAGATGATGACTAAACTTGCAGCTGAGATGGGTATACCCGCCACCATGCGCGGCAGGGTGATACCCAAAAGTAGCGATTTACAAGACGAGGACACTGAGTACTTCGGCGAATGATTATGGCACAGGGAACGCAAGACTTTTACTTTGACAAGAAAGCGGCTGACAGGGCGGCGCGCTTCTTTGAGCGTTACCTCGTCCATATCAAAGGCAAGTGGGCGGGCGAGCCGTTCACGCTGGAGGGTTGGCAGAAGGAAGACATTGTATATCCGCTTTTCGGCTGCAAACGCACTGACGGCAGCCGCCAATACCGCACCTGTTATATCGAAATCCCGCGCAAGAACGGCAAGTCCAGCCTATGTTCGGGCATCGCCCTGTATCTTCTGTACGCCGACAAGGAAGCCTCGGCGGAGGTCTACAGCGCGGCGGCGGACACGAAACAGGCCGCCATAGTGTTCAACGTTGCAAAAGGCATGGCGATGGCGTCTAAATCGCTTATGTCGCGCGGGCAGGTTTACCGCAATTCCATTTTTATCCCCCGCACCGCGTCCACCTATCAGGTTCTGAGCGCGGACGCATACACCAAGCACGGGTTGAACGCGCACGGGATTATCTTTGACGAGCTTCACGCGCAGCCGAACCGGGAGCTGTGGGACGTCCTAGCTACCAGCACCGGCGCACGCAGCCAGCCGCTGACGGTGGCGATTACCACGGCAGGCTTTGACCGGAATTCAATCTGCTGGGAGCTGCACGAATATGCCCGCCGAATCAAGGAAGGCGTGATTGAGGACGACAGCTTTTTGCCGGTTATTTACGCCGCCGATGAACAGGATGACTGGCGCGACCCGAAGATATGGCGCAAGGCTAATCCGAACCTTGGTGTTTCCATCAGCGAGGATTACCTCAAACGCGAATGCGCCAAGGCCGGAAACGTCCCGGCATACGAAAACACCTTCCGGCGGCTGCACCTCAATCAGTGGACGCAGCAGGAATCGCGCTGGCTGCCTATGGCGGCATGGGAAGCATGCGGCGGGCAGGTTATCCCCGAAATGCTCAAGGGCAAGCCGTGCTACGCCGGGCTGGACTTGTCCAGCACGACCGACATCACGGCTTTGGTGCTGGCGTTCCCGATAGACGGCTCGGTCAAGCTACTGTCTTACTTCTGGATACCGGGGGACGACCTGCACGAACGTTCCAATCGCGACCATGTGCCGTATGAATTGTGGGTCAAGCAGGGGCTTATAAACGCGACGGCTGGCAACGTTATTGATTACGGCTTTATCGTCGCCAAAATTACGGAGCTTCGCAAGCAATACAACCTCAAAGAAATCGCATTTGACCGCTGGGGCGCGGCGAAAATCGTGCAGGAGCTGACCGAGCTGGGCGTCACTGTGGTGCCGTTCGGTCAGGGCTTTGCCTCAATGGCCGGGCCGAGCAAGGAACTGTTGCGGCTGGTGCTGGCGGGCAAGCTCCACCACGGCGGTAATCCCGTTATGCGCTGGATGGCGGATAATGCCGTCGTAAAGAGCGACCCCGCCGGAAACATCAAGCCGGATAAATCAAAAAGCACCCAACGGATAGACGGCATAGTAGCCGCCGTCATGGCGTTGGACCGGGCGATGCGCCACGGCGCGGGGCACAGCGTCTACGAGAATCGCGGGATGGTGATTTTATGAGCTGGCTTAAAAAGATTTTCAGCTTCGGCGGGCGCAAAATGCAAAGCATGCAGCAGTTCTTTGCCGACGTGTTCCTGCCGCTTTCGGACACGCAGAGCGGCGTGCTGGTTAACGAAACGCTGGCGTTGAATCTGTCGTCGGTATACGCCTGCACACAGGTGCTGTCGCAAACGGTAGGCAGCCTGCCGCTCCATGTATACCAGCGCACGGCGGACGGCAAGAACCGCACCGCTAATCACCCGCTTTACCGGCTGCTGCATGATGCGCCCAATCCGGAGATGACCTCCATGAGCTGGCGGCAGGCGATAATGCTGCACCTGTGCATGTGGGGCAACCACTATTCGGAAATAGAGCGCAATTCCGGTGGCGAGCCTGTGGCTTTGTGGCCCATAACGCCGTGGCGGGTCGCCTTAAAGCGCGTGAACGGGCAACTGATGTATGCGGTTGCGCTGGATTCCGGCGTGGTGAATGTGCCTTTCGCGGATATGCTGCACGTCAAAGGCCTGTCCTATGACGGGCTTATAGGGCTGCCGCCTATGCGTGCGGCGAAAGAGGCTATCGGTTTGGGGCTGGCGGCGCAGAAATACGCGGCGAAATTCTTCGCCAACGACGCGCGGCCCGGCGGAATCCTTGAGCATCCGGGCCAGTTGTCGGACGAAGCGTCGGCGCGGCTCCGCAAATCCTTTGAGAAAACGCACGAAGGGCTAGACAATAAGTTCCGTGTGGCCGTACTTGAGGAAGGCATGAAGTTTAATGCGGTGGGCGTGCCGCCTGAGGACGCGCAGCTTCTGGAAACACGCAAGTTCGGCGTGTCGGAAATCGCGCGCTATTTCAGAATGCCGCTGCACAAGATTTCGGACCTTGACCGCTCGACGAACAACAACATAGAGCATCAGGCGATTGAATTTGTGACGGACACGATACGCCCTTGGCTGGTGAACATAGAGCAAGAGCTTTCGTTCAAGCTGTTCTCCGGCGACTTCTTCCCGGAGTTCCTCATCGAAGGCCTTCTGCGCGGCGACATAAAGACCCGTTATGAAGCCTACGCCATCGGGCGGCAATGGGGCTGGCTGTCGGCGGACGATATCCGCGAGCGCGAGAACATGAACAAGCTGCCGAACGGTCAGGGCGGGCAGTATCTTGTGCCGCTCAATATGGGCAACGGAGGTAATAATGGACAGGCAATTCAAAATACTGCCGATTGAAGGCGGCAAAATCACGCAGGAAAACGGCGCGGTGTTCCTTCAGGGCTACGCGAACACCAAGAATCAGGCCGACAGATACGGCGATATCCCGACGGTTTACAAAGCCAAGCGGGATTATGTCTACGACCTCAAAGAATATCTGAAAAACCCGGTGCTGCTGGTCGACCATGTAAACGCGGTTGACCACATTGCGGGTTCGATGGCGGAAATCCGCGAGGACGGGCGCGGACTTTACTTCAAAGCCAAGTTCTCGTCCTCGGATTACCCGGTGGTGGAACACGCCCGCCGGATTTATACCGAGGGCCACGCCAAAGGCATATCTATCGCCGGGCGTTTTCACTACGAGAACCCCGACGCGCCGAACCAGCTCACACTGGCCGAGATATACGAGATATCGCTGGTGGCTGTGCCCGCCGACCCTGACGCATTGGCTGAGGCGGTAAGCAAAGTCCTGAAATCGCTGGAAACAGCAAAACCAAACGGAGGTATCAAGATGGAAAACCAAGAAGCGGCAGGCTCCATATCGGAGCTTCGCAAAACCTTGGAGTGCAGGCTGGACGACTGCCTCACCAAGGAGAAAGCCGAGAAGCTGGTGGAGGATGTGGTCAAACGGCTGCACCCCCAGCCGAGCGGCAGGCAGGTCCCGCCCCAGAGCCCGGAAGAAGTTATGGAACGGGCGGAGGCGTTCAAGAACTCGCCCAAGAACACGGCTGAGAAGCCTTGGACCAGCGAGTACGGCAGAAAATTCGGCAGCATGCGGAATTTCCTGCTTGCGGCGAAGGAGCGGCACCCCATGCTGGCGGACGCGAAGGCTGTCATGACAGAAGGCACGCCCGCGACGGGCGGCTACGTCGTCCCGACCGAGTTCAGCTACGAGGTTATGCGGCTGCTCAAGGACGCTTCGCCCGTAATGCAGCTGGCCAACATTCTGCCGATGTCCACATGGAAACGTCAGTTGCCGCGCCAGCTGACCAGCGTGTCAATCGGCTGGGTGACGGAAGGCGGGACAAAGCCGACCACAAACCCGACCTTCGGGCAGCTGGAGCAAGTCGCAAAAGTGATGGCGGCGGTCATCAAATGCACCGACGAGCTACTGCGCGACAGCGCCATCAACCTGACGGCGTTCCTGTCCGAGCTTATCAGTGAGGCTATGGCGCTGGAAATAGAGCGCGTAGCTTTGCTGGGCGACACCGGCGCAGGCGACCCGTTCACCGGCATCATCAAGGCTTCGGGCGTGAATGTGGTCAGCATGGCGGGCGCGTCGGTCAGCTTCGACGACATCGCGGAGCTGATATTTTCGCTCAATGCTGCGAACTCGCAGGGCGCGACAATCGCCTTGAGCCGCACCGGCCTCAAGAAACTGCTCAAGCTCAAAGACAACCAGAACCAGTACATCTGGCAGCCTCCGACCGGCAATATCCCGGCCACAGTCTGGAACGTGCCGTATGTGATATGCCCGACGATACCGGCGAACCTCGGCACGGGAACGGACTGCACCGTTGCGATATACGGACGCTTCAACCGCGCCCTGCTGATATCGCCGCGCGAAGGGCTTGCGGTGAAGGTGTCGCAGGACGCCTACGACGCGGGCGACAACAGCAACGCGTTCATGCAGGACCAGACCTGGCTGCGCTTCACGCAGGCCTTGTCCATAGACGTCGCGCAGGGCTCGGCGTTCAGCTACCTGCTGTTCAAATAGGGAGGCAAGCAAAATGGAAACGAAACTCTACAGGGTTAAAAAGCCGTTCGGCGGCTACGCGGAAGGCGCGGTAATACAGCTCAGCGACGCCGACGCTGAGCGGCACAAGGACTTCATCGAGCCGCTCAAAAAAGACAAGAAGGCGGACGCGCCTAACGGGAAATAGCCTATGGGGACAATGCTTCTGGCGGGGCCTGCGGTGGAGCCGGTGACGCTTACGGAAACGAAGGCGCATCTGCGGGTGGAAATCGCCGATGATGACGCGCTTATAGCGGGGCTTATCAAAGCCGCCCGCGAGTGCGCCGAGTCGGCGACCAACCGCAAGCTCATCACGCAGCGATGGCGGGTTTTTGAGGATAAAATCCCGTCCCCGCCGGAGTTTTGCCTCCCATTTGCGCCCGTCCAGTCGGTTGACTGGGTGCGGCTGTGGGACGCGAACAATAACGGCATTGTCCTACCGGCGACGGCGTATTCCGTGGACGCGATAGGCGAACCGGCGAGGGTGTATCTGAAGGACGCCCCGACGGCGACGCTCCGGCGGTATAACGCGGTGGAAATAGCTTTCACCTGCGGCTACGGCGCGACGGCAACCAATGTGCCGGAGCCGATAATGCAGGCAGTGAAGCTGTTGGCGGCGCACTGGTATGAGAACCGCATCGCCGTGGCTGAAGCCAGCCAGCAGAAGTTTGAGGAACTGCCGCTAGGCGTGCAGTATCTGCTCGCGCCGTACCGGCTCTGGGGGCGGCAATTATGAACCCCGGCAAGCTGAACAGGCGGGTAACGCTTCAGCGTCAGGATACGGCGCGGGATGAAGTAGGCCAAGCTAAGGCGGTATGGACGGATGTTGCGACGGTATGGGCGGCGGTGCTGCCTTTGCGCGGACGGGAGTATTTCGAGTCCGCGAAGGTGAACAGCGAAATCACGGTGCGGGTGATAATCCGATACCGCGCGGACGTAAAACCGAGCTGGCGCGTCGTGTCAGGCGGGGACGCATACGACATCGTAGAAATCATCAACCCCGCAGACGGGAAGCGGGAATTGCAGCTTATGTGCAAACGGGTGGCGTGATATGGGCGACATGGTGACGATACAGCTGGAGGGCGTGCCGGAGCTTGAGCTTGCGTTAAAAAACATACGAGGCGCGGAGCTTCGCAAGGCTACCATGCGCGCAGCCAAGAACGGCGCGGAGGTCATTCGCGCCCAAGCTGCGGCGAACGCACCGCTTGATGCTGGCACCGACAACCTGTTCCCGGAAGGGCATAAGAAAGCGGGCTCGGCGGCGCATCTGAAAGACAACATCACGCTGACGGTCAGCACTGACCCGCTGAAAGGCGAAGTGCGGGCGAGAATCGGACTTCATTGGCGCGTCTGGTACGGTCGCCTCGTTGAATTCGGTCACGCGCTGGCTGTCCGTTCCCATAAGTCCGGCAAACGGTGGGTCTACAAGGTCGTGGGCCGCGTTGAAGCGAAGCCGTTCATGCGCCCGGCGTTTGACGCGAAGAAGGAAGCGGCGATTCAGGTCTGCGACGCGGAGTATCGCAAGATGGTGGCGAAATATGGAGGAGACAATGCCGATTGAGCGGACCTTGTATGACCTGCTCCGGCAGGACGCGGGAGTGTCGGAGACAGTCGCCGACAGGATATATCCGGTACGTTTGCCGGACGAGGTTATCCTGCCCGCTATGGTCTACGCCAAAGCGTCGTGCATACGCTACGCCTCACATGGCGGGCCGTCAAAGCTGGCGTCCTCGCGATTCCAACTGGATTGCTACTCGGCGGATTACTTGGAGGCAAAGCGGCTGGCGTTGGCGGCAGTCGCGGCGTTGCACGGCAAGAAGGGCGGCGACATACAGGCCGCGTTCAACGATAACGAAACGGACGGATTCAGCGCGGACGACGAGATATTCCGCGTTACGGCTGACGTCCTTATTTGGCACAGGGAGGATTAATATGGGCGAAGGAATAAGCGCGTTCGGCACAACGCTTAAAATCGGCGACGGCGCGACACCGGAAGTGTTCGCGGCGATAGCCGAAGTGACCAATGTAGGCGGCCCCGGCATGAGCATGGACACGGTGGACATAACAAGCCACGGCTCCGCCGGAGGCTGGAAGGAATACGCGGGCGGACTCTTGGACGGCGGCGAGATAAAGCTGGAGCTGAACTTCCTGCCGGGCAATACAAGCCAGCAGTCGCTTTCAACCGCGCTCGCGGCGCGGGCAAAAAAGAACTTCAAGCTCGCGTTCCCGGATACACCGGCGACCACATGGAGCTTCGCGGCGTTCGTGACCAACTTCGAGCCTAGCGCGCCGGTTGACGGCAAGCTGGGCGCGAGCGTAACGCTGAAAATCACAGGCCAGCCGACGCTGGCGTAACGGAGGAAGCAATGCTTCTCAACAAGGAACAGATAAAAAGCGTGTCCGACTTGGAAACGCTGGACGTGGAAGTGCCGGAATGGGGCGGAACCGTGCGGCTTAAATCGCTGACTGGCGCGGAGCGCGACAGGTTTGAGGCGGGCGTGGTGCAGGGCCAAGGCCGGAACACCACGGTGAACATGCAGAACCTGCGGGCGAAACTGGTGGCGCAGTCAGCTATCGGCGAGGACGGCAAGCCGCTGTTCACGGAAGAGGACGTGAAATGGCTCGGCGAAAAGTCCGCCAAAGCCCTGAACCGGCTGTTCAATGCGGCGCAGCAGCTTTCCGGCCTTAGCGAAAGCGACGTGAAGGAGCTTGCCGGAAATTTCAAAGACGCCCGGAGCGACGGTTCTACTTCCGCCTAGCGCTGGCTCTGGGCATGACGGTAAGCGAGTTATTGAGCCGGGTCAGCTCTAGGGAGTTAACCGAATGGCAGGCGTATTACAGGTTGGAGCCGTTCGGCGAGGATAGAGCGGATTTGCGGGCCGGGATAGTGGCCTCAACGGTGGCGAACGTGTCCCGCAAAAGCGGGACGAAGCCGTATAAAGCGCAGGACTTCATGCCGAAATTCGGCAAGGAAAAGCAGGACTGGCGTGAGCAGTTGGAGATGGTCAAGGCGATAAACGCGGCAATGGGCGGACGATATGGCGACGATAGGCAACCTGATAGTGAACCTGACGGCGAGAACAGCAAGCTTTGAGGAAGGCATAGCCAAAGCTGAGAAGACGCTCGCCCGCGCGGGGCGGCGGTTCACTACGCTCGGCAAGGAAATCACTTACGGGTTGTCGCTGCCGTTCGCCGGTGCCGCCTTATCAGCCGTCAAGTTCGCCACCGAGTTTGACGACAGTCTGGACAAGATAGTCGCCATATTGGGTGTCAGCCGCGAAGAGGTGGACGCATGGCGCACGGACATATTGAAACTGTCTACAGAGACCGGCAAAGGGCCGAAAGAACTGGCGGACGCGATGTATTCCGTGGCGCAGGCGGGTTTGCGCGGGTCGGACGCGCTGGAGGCGTTGAAAGCGTCGGCGATGGCGTCTGCCACGGGTATGGGCGACACGAAAACCGTTGCTGACGCGGTAACCTCCGCGCTGAATGCCTATGGCCCTGCCAATCTTAGCGCGGCTACGGCTACCGGCGTGCTGGTTGCCACCGTGAAGAACGGCAAAATGCAACTGGACGAGCTTGCGCCTATTATCGGGAAGCTCTTGCCGGTATCGGCGCAGTTGGGGGTCTCGTTCGGCGAGGTGTCCGGCGCGGTGGCGGCTATGTCGCGGCTCGGTATGGGCGCAAGGCAGACGGTATCCGCGTTGCGCGGCGTGTTCATGACGCTGCTCAAGCCGACGGACCAGACGCGCACAGCTATGGAATGGGTCGGCCTGTCGTTTGACGGGCTGCGCCGCCAGCTAAAAGAGGAAGGCTTGTTGTCCGTACTGCAGACTCTCAAGGAACACTTCGGCGATAACGAGCAAGCGATGGCGCGGGTGTTCCCTGAGGCTGAGGGGCTGGTCGGGCTTTTGAACCTCATCGGCAAAAACGGCGAGGCGGCGCGGGCGGTAATCGCCAGCGTGGCGAAGGCGACGGGGCAGGACCTCAAGAACGCTTTCAATATCGCCAATCAGGACGCCAGCCAGCAGTTCGCCAAGGCGTTGTCCGTGCTGCAGGTCGCGCTGATAAAGCTGGGCGATATAGCGTTGCCGACGGTAATCAAGCTGACCCAAATGCTGACCTCGGCGGTGCAGAAGGCGACATCATTTATCGCCGGACTGGATAAACCGACAAGGGACTGGCTGGTTGCCTTGGGCCTGATTATCGCGGCGCTCGGCCCCGCTGTATGGGGCTTGGGGCTGTTCCTGTCGGCACTGAGCGGACTTGCGCCCGTGCTTGGCTGGGTAATCGCGGCGGTGAAGGCGGTTGTAACGGCGCTGGGCGCACTGACCGGCCCTGTTGGGTTGCTGGCGGTCGCGTTGGTTGCCGTCGGGCTGATTGTCATAGACAAATGGTCGGTCATCGTAAAAACATGGGAATCGCTGATGCGGACATTCCGCGAGGTCTGCAAAAGCTACATGGACGACGTGCTAACGATAGCGGACTTCTTCGCGCAGTTCTTCCAAGACAAATTCCAAACCCTGAAGGACTATTTCAAAAACTGGGTGCGGGATTTCATGACCGTGGCGGAGTATCTGCACTTGGACAGCGCGGTTAGCGCGATAAAACAGTTCGTGAACGACACCTCGGATGCATTGGGCAACTCGAAAGTGGGTCAGTCGCTAAAGGGCGTGGCCGACGACGTGAAAAAGTGGGGCGGGATTATCGGCGAAACCGCGCTCAACACCGGCAAGGACATAGCGCAGAGCGTCGCCGACGGCTACGGCACGGCGCAGGACTTTGTCGGCGACAAGCTGGGAACAGTCAAAGGCGTATTCACCGGAACGATAGCCGCGCCGACATTGAACACGCCCGCCGCTCCTGAGATGCCAAACCTCGCGGCGGATGCCCCGGAGCAGGCGGGGCAGTTCGCGCAGGCGTGGCAAGACGCTTATAACCAAGTGTTCGTGTCGGCGACTATGCTCAAGGATAATCTCGCCGCCACATTTAACGCCGCTATATCGGCATTGGCTGGCGGGTTTGAGGAACTGTTCGTAGCTATAGAGCAGGGCACGGTGAATCTCGGCGACATCATGGAAGGCGTTTGGCAATCGTTCAAAGCCAGCCTCTACAAAATCCTTGCTGAAATCCTCGCCAAGAAGGTCGTGATGTGGACGCTGGAAAAGGCGCAAACCGCCGCGATGGCGTTGTTTCAAACTTCCACAACTACGACTGTATCCGCCGTAAAAAGCGCGGCGACCGCAAAAGAGGTGGCTGAAAGCTCGGCAGCGGCACACGCGGAAATAGCGCAAGCGGCAGCAGTCGGACAAGCAAAGGCTGTCGCGGCGCATGCGGGCATCCCGTTTGTCGGGATTGCTATCGGTCTGGCGGCAGCGGCGGCAATACTGGCGATTATTCTCGGCTTCTCCGGCGGGTTTGCGTTAGGCGGCAGGCCGCCGGTGGGCCAAGCCGCGCTGGTCGGCGAAAACGGCCCGGAGCTTTTCGTGCCGGACACGGCGGGCACAATCACACCCAACAGCGCATTGGCTTCCGGCGAAAACGCGGGCCAAAATAATGTTTTCAACATCACCATGAATTTGCAGGTGGCGAATCTTGACGCGAGCGAGCGCGAGAAGGTGCTGGGCGCGTTGGCGGAACAGATACGCAGGCGCACGCCGAACGCTTTAGCGTTCGCCGTCAACAGCCGGGATGCGGCGTCGGACAACAAGCGGAGGGCGGTATGAGCGATTATCCCGTCTTCTGTGGCCCCAACGCCGTCAACGAAAACAGCAAGATAACGGTATCAAGCGGCGACGCGGTTAAATACCGGCTCTATGACCGCGACTATAACGCGCTTTGGAAAACCGCCGGGCAAAACAGCGACGGCTCCACAGCGAGCGTTGAAATCCTTTTCAAAGAGAACGGTGTAGACGCGCTCAAAACCTTAGACACCGTAATCCTGCAAAACTGCAACGCGCTGTCCGCCGTGGTTGAGTTCAAATCCTCGTTGGGCTGGGGCGACGCGGTAACGCTCAACGCCGCTAACCGTATCGGCATATCACTCAAGGCGCAGTTTGCGGCAAAGCAGGCATACGGACTGCGGATAACTTTCAGCCAGACGCAGGCCCAGAACCAAGAAAAGCAAATCGGCGAGGTGTGGGCGTTGGAAACGCTGCTGGTCGCGTCAAAAGGCTTTTACAGCTACGAGCCGGGCTTCTCGGCGACGGATATTTCCACGCAGATGATGGACGGCGGCGTAAAAACCGCGCTGGTCAAATGGTCAGGCGACAGGGTGACGCGCTGGGGCGCGAGCCTTGCCTTCGCAGGGATTAGCCAAGCCGAAGCCGACGCATTGCTGGCGGTCTACAGCCTCGGCGAGTTCGTCATCATCCCGGAGCCGGGCGCGTTGCCGCAGGCAATATATGCGGTGTCGGCGTTGCGCGACAGTTTGTCTTGCGGCTATGTCAGCAAAAGCAAATCCGGCGGGTTGACGGTCAGTTTCAAGACGGTGGAGTCATGATAACACTATCGCAGGGAATACTGCAGGCGCAAAAACTGAACACCGCCAAGGTGCGGCGGCTGGTGGCGTATCGCCGTCGCTACTGGGATATTGAGTCGCAGTCCTTCGCCTATGAGCCGCAGTGGACGGTGATTCCCGAAAAGAACATCCGCGACATCAGCAAGACCAAAGAGGAACTGGACGCAGTGCGCTTAAACGAGTTCCGCACCGGCTCGCTGACGATGCGCGTTTATAACGGCGCGAACGAATGGCTGGAGCGCGCGGACTACGGCGTGTTTAAAAAGGACGCGATAGCGCGGCTCGGTTACACGGCCTACCGGACTATGTTCAAAGTCGCGGCGGTTTACCAGTTTTCCGACGGCACGGAGTCCGAGGAAGTGCGGCTATTCACGGGTTATGTGTCCGGCATTTCTTTTTATTCCGACGACAAGACGGCGCAAATCAGCCTCGACGCGCCGCATATCCTGCTGGACGACACGGACGCAGAGAATTACTCGACCGCGATTACCGACGAGGTACTGGGCATCGGCGACGGCGTTACTAAAGAGTTCCTCACCTCCGGCAAGAATGTCGGCGGTATCCGGCACATTACGGTCGCGGGCGTCTTGAAACTGCCGGGCATAGACTATGACATTGCCGATACCGATGTTTATGACGCGCAGGCTAAAATCACGTTCAAGTCAGCGCCCTCCACCGGCGAACAGATACTGTGCGATTATTTCGCGTGGCATACGGACTTGGCGATTCACGAGGCCGTCGCCGGGCTTTTGGACAGCATGGGTTTCCCGTCCGGTAACCGCGAAATCAGCGAGGTCACATTCCCTAACCGGGTATACCGCAAGGCGGCGTATACGCACACGGAGGACAATGTCCGCTACGAAGCCGCCGAATTGCCGGACAAGGCCGAGCCGGAATGGGAAGAATATGAGGATACCGGCAATTACAACGCCGAAATAACCGCCGACTGGCCCGCCTCTTCCGGCGGCGGCTCCACCGCGCTCAGGATAACGGCTGGCGACGCCAATGCCGCCTCGCGCAAATGGCGCAGGACGGCTGGCGCGGCAAACGACGCCGTCATCGCTTCGTTCAGCGCGGTATCAATCTATGCCAACCAGTATATTTATCTCGGCATAGCTCATGAAGCGGTTGATGCGAACAAGGCGCAGATACTCATAGGCGGCAATATCGGCGGTTCGGGAATAGGGTGCATTGTAAAGCTTGGCTCAACTATTTTATGGTCCGGGTTAGCTGCGCCGAATACGCATTATACGCTTTACCACAAGCCGGGCCGAGTTGTTGCGTTTATAAGCGGCGCAAGGGTGGTCAATTACAGCTACACGCCGGGCGACGCCATCGCCCCGGTCATAGATTTCGGCGCGGTTACCTCCGGCGGCACGCAGGGGCAGCCGGTTTATATCGATTATGTCCGCCATTGCGGCGATTACGGCGATTTGCCGTCCGACCCGGTGCTGCCGCTTGTAGGAACGAAAATTTATCCGGTTGCGGATTTTTCTACGGATATCGCGTCATTCGGTCGGCTTGAGGAAACGGTCTCCAACTGGGACAGCACGCAAAGTTCTTATCGGACGCAAACCTCGCCGGATAATGCAAACTGGAGCCCGTTGGTTTCAATCGGCGCGGGCGGGCAAATCGCCAGTCCTGCGGCGCGTTATGGGCGCATAGAGCTTTCATTGCGTTCATCGGATAACGGGCAGAGCTTTCCTGCCGTATCCGGTCACGCCGTCACCTATTACACTTCCCGCGCCAGCATAAAAATGGCCGACTGCAGCGAGCTGTCCGTCTTGGATGCCATCGCCAAGCTGGCGGAACTCGCCTCTTACGAATACGGCTTTACGCGCGAGGGCGTTTTCTTTTTCAGGCCGCGCGGCAACAGCGCAATGCCGGACATAACGCTTTCAAACCGCGCTATCCGCGAAATCTCGTCCATCAAGGACGGCATAAGCGCGGTTTATAACAAGGTCAAGGCAAGTTACGGCGATTATTCCGTCACCGTCGCGCCGGACACATTGCGCCAGCCCGTTCCGCATTCGCAGACAATTTACGGCGTGCGCTCATTGTTTATAAGCGGCGGTTTCCTGCTGGAGGACGACGCTGATATCGCCACGGGCGCGGCGTTGCAGTATTACTCACTCTGCCATAAGCCGAAACGGGTATTGGAACTGTCGGCCATGTTTCTGCCGCAGCTGGAGGCGGGCGATATTGTCCGCGTAAATCTTATAGACAGCCATCCCAAACACGCGCTCTGGCATATCGGCGACACGGCGGCGAGCGTGGGCCGCAAGGATATCGGGCTTTGGGGCGACCGCCAGCAGACGGCGTTCGGGTTCACCGGCAGGGCGGTTGATGTGTCGCACGACCCGGCGCGCCTGGTCACGCAGTTGGCTTTGCGGGAGGTATCAGATGGGAACTAAACGGCTGCCGCATGTGTTCACGGATAGCGCGGCGGAAACGCCGGACGCGGCGAAATTCAACAACGATTTCAGCCACGTGAACATGGTGCCTTGGAATCTGGTCAATAACGGCGATTTCGGGAAATGGGCCAGCGGCGCGGCCTCGGCACCGGACGATTGGACGCTTTACGGCTCCGGCGCGTCGGCGGCGCGCGAAACCGACAGCGTTTACGGCGATTATTCGGCCTGTCTGACGTATGGGACGGCTGATAGTTATTTGCGCCAGCTTTCGGCGGAACAGAACGCCGTCAGAGGCCGGACTGTAAAGGCGTGGTGTTGGGTGAAATGCTCCGGCCCGAACATGGCGCGGATAAAAGTATCGGACGGCGCGGGCGCATCAGTATCGGCGTTCCATAGCGGTTCCGGCGATTGGGAATATCTGTCGCTGACGCATGAAGTGGCGGAATCCGCGACCGCGCTTGCGCTTGAATTGCATATAGAAGGCTCCGGCATCGCGCTCTTTGACGGCGCGACGCTGGTTGATTTTGACGATATAACAGGGTTGCTGCCCAGCATGAAAGATGTCCAAGCCGCGATAGACACCTCCACGCTGGCGAAGCTAGGCGAGGATAATATTTTCACCGCCGACAACGAATTTCAGGGCAAGATTACCGGCGACGGCGCGGAGCCCAACAACCTGCCGGTCTGGCGCAAGATAACCAAGACCTACGCGGATTTCGCTTCGGCGGCGAACACGAACACGGTAACGCTGTTCACGCTACCAGCGATGGGCATTATTCATCAGGTCGTAATCAAGCACGGCGCGGCGTTCACGGGCGGCGCGTTAACGGGTTACACGGTAGCGGTGGGCACGGCGGACAAAAACAGCAAATACGCCTCGCCGTTTGACGTCTTCCAGAGCGTGGACAATGCCGCATTGCAAAGCGCGGTCGGCGGGTTCATGGAGAACTCCGGCAGCGGATTGCTGATTACCGCGACGGCAACATCTGCCGGGGCGCAGCTTAATGCCGCTTCGCAGGGCTCGGTGGATATCTGGGTGTTATGTTCGGTTTTGAATTAAGGAGGTTTTTATGGCGACGCCTTTGGCGGTGAATATGGTCGGACGGCTTAAAACAAAAACTTTCACTTCTTCCCAGACTTGGGTAAAGCCGCAGGGAGTGGATTTCGTGAACGTGCTGCTTGTGGGCGGAGGCGGTGGCGGAGGCGGCTCGTATTATTCCAGCGGTTATTGTCCAGCGGGCGGAGGCGGCGGAGGTTTCGCGCAATATGCGGAAGGCGTGGATGTGTCCGCGTTGTCATCAATCGTGATAACAATCGGCGCGGGCGGGGCCGGAGGCGGCAACAATACCAACGGCAGCAACGGCTCGGCAAGCTCGTTCAGCTCGCTTTTAACAAGCAACGGCGGCGGAGGCGGCGGAAAATCCTACAACAGCGTGGGTTTTGCCGGGCTATCAGGCGGGTGCGGGGGCGGGGCTGGAACAACCGCCCAGTGTTATGCCGGAGGAGGAGGCGGTTCCTGCGGGCCCGGAAACGGAGGCAACACAAGCACTTCCACGGCTGTCATTGCGGGCGGCGGCAATCAGGGGTTTCGGGGCGGCTCGGTAACGGTATCCAGCGACGCTTCGTTAAGCGGGCATGGCGGTGCCGGGCTTTGGGGCAAATACGGCGGAGGTGGAGGTGGCGGAGGAGCAACAGCAGGCGGACAGGGCAGTTGCGGCGGCGGAAACGGCGGGTGCTCAAGCGCGGGCGGAGCCGGAACACCCAATACGGGCGGAGGCGGCGGTGGCGCATGTGGCATAAACGGCAGCGCGGCAGGCGGAGCGGGCGGCTCCGGCTTTTGTCAGATTTGGTGGTGGGAATAGGAGCGGTTATGGCTGAGGAATACGCATTTATCAAAAACGGCGTGGTGGAAACAGTGCTGGTATGCAACGCGGATTTCGCGCAGGCGTATAAAGCGGCGCACGGATATGACGAAAGTATGCCGCGTCCCGCCAACACGGGCGCGGGCGATTTGTACCACGACGGAAAGTTCTGGCGACTGGAAACCGGCGAGGATGGCACGCCTCATGAGGTGGAATTATGAGCAAGCTCGACGAGATACTTGAGAGGTTGGCGCGAATGGAAACCAAGCAGGACGCGCATTTACAGGCATACGAGGTCGACAAGGCCCGCATAACCAAGCTGGAGCATACAGTCAACGGCAACGGGCAGGTCGGGCTTGCCGAGGAGCTTCGCGCCGTCAAGACCAAGATTTCATGGATAGTCGGCGGCATAACGCTGGCGGTCAACGCGCTGTTCCAGATTGGGCTTAAATGGAGCGGAAAATGAACGACTTCAAATTGACGGAGCATTTCACATTCTTCGAGCTGACGCGCACCGACCGTGCCGGGTTCCAAGAGCTGAACCGCCGGAAAGGACTTTGCTACCCCGCCGAGCTTACCGGACTGTGCCGGATAATCCTTGAACCGGTTCGGGCGCATTACGGCAAGCCGGTCATAGTGCATTCGGTCTTCCGATGCTTCGAGCTTAATACCGCTGTCGGCGGCAGCGCGAACAGCCAGCACATGCTGGGCCAAGCCGCCGACTTCCATGTGGAAGGCGTGAGTATAGACGACGCGTTCAACTGGCTCTGGCACGAATCTGGCATCCCGTTCAGGCAGCTTATAGACGAGCGGCGTGGCGGCGACCGCTGGATACACGCCAGCACCGGCGGCAAGCGCGAGGTGCTGGGCTTCAAGGACGGCGTATATGCCCGGTTGGGTTGAAAGGATTTTGTCGCTGGTTATCGGAAAAAGCGGCGACACGAAATGGCGGATAAGTTGGAGCTTTGATTTACCGCTATTCAAAAACAGGAGGCAGTATGGACTACGCAAAGAAGGCGCAGGAACTGTTGGACAAGCTGGGCGCGGTGAAGGACAAAATCAAGACGGTCAAAAGCCTTAAAGAAGCGGCTGAGGCCGTGCCGGACGTCGTGAAGCTGGTGGAGGGCGTCGGGCAGGACGAGGATATCAAAGGCTCGGACAAGAAGGCGCTCGCGGTGGCGATACTCAACGAGCTTATCGACATCCCGTTCCTGCCGGAAAGCGTGGAAGGCATGCTTATCGGCTGGGCGATAGACGCGGTAATCGCCGCGCTCAACAAACTGGTCGGCAAGGACTGGCTGGCGCAGCTCGCCTGAGCGTTAAAATGCCCGTTCGGTTTGTGGGGCCGGACGGGCAGAAAATAAAGGGATTCCGGCATGAAGTCAAGGGCTGTTTCTCAGACGGTAAAATGGCCGCCAGAAAGGACTGGATTAAGTGCCGAACTCATTGTATGTTCATGATGACAGCAGAAAGGGCCAGACGAAAGGGAGGCATTATGAAGACCAAAAAGCAGGCGGGGTTCGAGCTGATAGCAATAATACCGAAGACGAAAACAGACTGCACCATACACCGGGAACTGGGTAGCTACGAAACACTGGAAGCCGCGACCATCGCGGCGAAAGAAAAAGCCTTTTTGCCGGAGATATCCCGCGTAGATATCTGGCACGGCGACACGATGGTCGGGCGCGTATACTCGAAACAACGGAGGACTATATGAACGGCAAAACGCTGAAGTCTCGGTATCTGAGCCTCAAGCAAGACGGCTCGGAGATATACGTGGAGGATGTGGCGGCAACGGGCAAGACCGAGGATTATATCCCGCTCGCCCTCAAAAAGCTGGCGGCGGTCCGCAAGGCCCTGCCCAAGGCCAAGTGGAGCATTACGATAGAGGAGCAGTTCATAAATGGCCTAAAGCCAAGCAACATGCGCTATTTCACGATACGGGACGCCGAAACCGGCGAAACAAAAAACTCGGAGTATTCGCTATGAAAACCAAAATCACGCTGGAGCTGGAAGTCAAAATGGGCAACCCCGGCCTTGTAGGAACCGGGTTTGTGGGCCGCTTGCCGGACGGCACGACTTACAAAGAGCTGGTGCGCGTGTTCGGGAAGCCGCAGCAGGGCCTGTCCGCAGACGGCAAAATCCAAGCCGAGTGGACCGGCAGCATAAACGGCCTGTCGTTCACGATTTACGATTACAAGTCCGAGACCGGCCCCAAGGCCAACCGGGACTGGCACATAGGCGGCAGAACGCCGGTTGTAGCCGAGCTTATAGTCGCATACTTCAGGGCTGCAAAATAGGAGCATTATGAAGGCGGCATTATACGCAAGGGTATCTTCGCAGGGGCAGGCAGACAGGGATTTGTCGATTCCTGCCCAGTTGAAGGCTTTGCGTGAATACGCTGACAAGAAGGGCTGGCCCGTCGCGGCTGAATATATAGACGAGGCCGAATCAGCCCGTTCCGCCGACCGCCCGAAGTTCCAAGAGATGATTTGCGATGCCAAGCTCAAGAACAAGGCGTTTGATATCATACTGGTCTGGAAATTCTCGCGCTTTGCCCGCAACCGCGAAGATTCCATCCTTTACAAGAAACTTCTGAAAAAGCACGGTGTAGATGTTATCTCGATAAACGAGCCGATAGACAACAGTCCCTCCGGCCACCTCATGGAAGCCATGCTTGAGGCAGTGGACGAATTTTACTCTATCAATCTGGCGAGCGACGCCATGCGCGGCCTTAAAGAGAACGCCACACGCGGCTATCGCAACGGCGGCAGCACGCCTTACGGTTACAAGTTGGAAAAGGTATCTGTTAACGGCACACCGAAAAATAAGCTGGTCGTGGAACCGACGGAAGCCATCATTGTAAAACGCATGTTCGAGATGTCGCTGCGCGGCATCGGGCTGAAGGAAATCGCCAGAACGCTAAATGCGGAAGGCCTCCGGACCAGAATAGGCAGACCTTGGAGCATAACGGTTATTTATTACATGCTGCGTAACGAGGCATATATCGGCACGAATATTTTCAACCGGCATAATCACTCGGATGGCAAATATGCCAAAAACCCGAACGAAGCCGTCATTCGCGTTCCGAACACCCACGAAGCCATAGTGTCCAAGGAAATGTTCGAAGGCGTGGGTGCAATGATGAAGGAGCGAGCGCCGAAGGTCATGCATCCGCGCGAGACGGTCAGTGAATACCTGCTTAGCGGAATGGCCTATTGCAAGCATTGCGGCGCGAAGATGATAGGCGTTCCCGCGAAGTCCGGCAAATTCCACTACTATGTGTGCCAGAACTATCTCAAGCGCGGCAAAGAGGTATGCGGGCATGGTTTTGTAAACAGGCAGAAGTTGGAAGAGGCTGTTATATCCAAGCTTCGGGAAAATGTGCTGACAACCAAGAATATCGCCAAACTGATAGCTGTGGTGAATGAGGAGATACTGGCCTCGAAAGGCGGGATTAAAGACGAAATCTTGGCCACGGAGCTGAAAATCGTGGATTGCAACAAACGGCTGCACAAGCTCTACAACGCGCTGGAGACCGGGCTTATGGAATTAGCCGACCTTGCGCCCAGAATCAAAGATTTGCGCGGTCAGATATCGGCCTTGGAGGAAGTGTTACGAGGCCTGAAAGCGCGGCAGGAACGCGATATACTGGCGGTTTCCGGCCCGGAGATAGACAGCTACGTCCGGGAGGTTCAAGACTTCCTGCAAAGAAGCGGCATAACGGAATCCAAGGCCTTCCTGCATAGCTGGATAAAGCGGATTGAGGTGGACAAAGATAAGGACGGAGGGGTCATAGAATACTACATGCCGGTAACCGTGGGTATCCCCGGCTCCCGGCATGCGGTTATATCTATGAAAAAATCTGGCGGAGGAGGTGGGATTCGAACCCACGGAAGTGTTGCCACTTCACCGGTTTTCAAGACCGGCGCCATAAACCGCTCGGCCACCCCTCCACAAATTGTGCACTTATTATTAGGAATTCCGTCTGGCGGAGGGGGTGGGATTTGA